ACAAGGCTGTCTAGTTATGACGATACTATTACTATGCCAGACCAGTATAGCAATGTAATAACATCAAAGGCTAGATATTATGTACATCAATTTAAAAATAATATACAACAATCTGCTTTTGCATTAGATGATTATAAAAAAGCAATGAAAACTATGAAAAGTAATTTAATAAATCCAGAACCTACATATATGACAGACGACAGGACTTATTTCTAAATGGCAGCAGGACAACCTTTTTCAGTATCTTTAAGTGGTGGATTAGATAAATCTACTAACTCTTTATCTTTACTGCAAACACCCGGAGTAGCTACTAAGTTAAGAAACTTTGAAGTATCTATTGAAGGTGGGTACAGAAGAATAAATGGCTTTACTCTTTTAGGTGGAGGAAGTGCTGCAAGACCTAATAGCTCTAATGATGTAGAAGGTTTAGAAGTTTATGCAGATGGAGTAGTTGCCGTAGTAGGTAACGATATATTTTTTAGTTTAGATGGAACTGCTTGGTTACAAATAAACAAAGCTAGTGTAGATGCTTCAGGTGATAATTATTCTACATTTACAGGTAGAAGTGAATTAAGTTTAACAAATCTTGACCAGTGTGAGTTTGCTATTTACGAAGGTATTAGTGAGTATGGTGAACTAATTATTACAGATAAAAGTGGTAATAACAAACCATTTTTATTTAAAATGACTGGTACAGGAGCTTTAACTAACAGAACATTTTTTGTAAGTCAAATAACTATAAGTGGTTCTAAAACAGCTAAACACTGTACAATACATAATAATCACTTAATAGTTGCTGGAGATACTAGTACACCTAATACACTTTATTATAGTGGAACTGCAGACATAGATAGTTTTAGTAGTACGGGTTCTGGTAGTATATTAGTAGAAGATAAAATAGTAGGATTAAAAAGTTTCCGTAATGAATTATTTATATTTTGTCAAAACTCTTTATTTAAATTACAAAACATAAATAACTCTAGTACTATAGCTGTAGTACCTGTTACTAAAAACGTAGGCTGTATTGATGGTCAAACAATTCAAGAGATTGCTGGTGACCTAATATTTTTAGCACCTGATGGATTTAGAACAGTTGCCGGTACAGCTAGAATTGGTGACGTTGAGTTAGGAACTATAAGTCAAAACATACAACCTATTATAAACGATATTGTTTTAAATAAATCTCAGTATCAATTTAGTAGTGTTGTTATAAGAACAAAATCACAATACAGAATGTTTTATAGTAAAACAACTGATTCAACTGCAACATCAAAAGGAATTATAGGAGTACTAAGACCTAAAGGATTTGAATGGTCTGAAACTTTAGGAATACAAGCACCTGCAATTTGTTCAGGATTTGACAGTAACGGAGAAGAAAAATTTTATCACGGAGACAGAGACGGATATATTTATAATCATAACGTAGGTAATACATTTAATCCTGCAGGGGTAGAAACAGCAGTAGATGCTGAATATCAATCACCAGATTATGATTACGGAGATTTAGGAACATTAAAAACTTTAGATTATGTAAAGTTATCTATAACACCAGAGTCATTAGCTCAACCAACACTAAGAGTTAGATTTGATTATGATGATTTAGAGACACCACAACCGGTAGACATACCTTTAACAGCAGTTCCAGAACCTGCTTTATTTGGAGCTGCAGTATTTAATAGTCAAACTTTTGGAGCTGCACAGCAACCATTAGTTAGACAACCATTAACAGGTAGTGGACATAGTAACTTTTTTAAAATATTTAGTTCAGATACAAGAGCACCATATACTATAAATGGTATTTACATAAATTACAGACCTGCAGGAAGGCAATAAGGGAGATATAAACAATGGCACAAACATATACTAGACAAAGTTCATTTGCAGATGGTGATACTATTACAGCAGCATTATTCAATAATGAATTTACTCAATTAGTAAACGCATTTAGTTACAGTTCAAGTAGTGCAACTACTACTGGACACAGACATGATGGTACAGCTGGACAAGGTGGTAACATCTATAGAATAGGTGACTTAGACTTTTTTAATAAAGTTGAAATAGATACTACTAACAATAGAATAGGATTATATGTTCAAGTATCTTCAGGAACTGTAGAACAAATTAGATTACAAGACGGTGCTTTACTCCCAGTTACCGATAGTGATATTGATTTAGGTACTACTTCTTTACGTTTTAAAGATACTTATACAGATACTATTACAACTACAGGTAACGTAGCAGTTGGTGGTAATCTAACAGTTACAGGTACTGCGACTATTGCAGGTAACCTTACATTCGGTGATGCAGCTTCTGATACAGTAGCTTTTAGTGCTGATGTTGCTTCTAACCTTTTACCTAGTGTTGATAACAACTTTGACTTAGGTGCTTCAGGTTCAGAGTGGAAAGACTTATACATTGATGGTGTAGCTTATGTAGATGCTATAAACTTTAATGGTACTGCAATAACTGCAACAGCTGCAGAGCTTAACATCATGGATGGTGTTACATCGACAGCAACAGAACTTAATTTATTAGATGGTGTTACAAGTACTACAGCAGAGTTAAACATCCTTGATGGTGTTACAGCTAGTGCAGCAGATATAAACCTTATAGATGGTGTAACAAACGGAACAGTAATAGCAAGTAAAGCTATTATAACAGATTCAAACAAAGACATTACTGGTGGTAGAAACATTACTATTAGTGGTGAGTTAGACGCTGCTACTTTAGATATAAGTGGTAACGCAGATATAGACGGAACTTTAGAAGCCGATGCAATTACTATTGGTGGTGTAACATTAGCAGAAACAATTAGTGATACTGTGGGTGCTATGGTAACAAGTAATACTGAAAGTGGTATTACAGTAGCATACCAAGACGCAGACAATACACTAGACTTTACAGTCGGCACACTTAACCAAGATACAACAGGAAATTCTGCAACAGCTACAGCACTTGAAACAGCTAGGAATATACACGGAGTAGCATTTGATGGTACAGGAAGTATTGACCTTTCAGAAGTAGTTCAAGATACAGTTGGAGCTATGTTTACAAGTAATACTGAATCAGGTATTGTAGCAGCTTACCAAGATTCTGATGGAACAATAGATTTAACAGTAGGAACTCTTAACCAAGATACAACAGGTTTAGCAGCTACAGCTACAGCTTTAGCAACTGCAAGAACAATACATGGTGTATCTTTTAATGGTACAGCTAATATAGACTTAACAGAAGTTGTACAAGATACTGTAGGAGCTATGGTATCTTCAAATACTGAATCAGGTATTACAGTAGCTTATCAAGATGGTGATGGTACTTTAGATTTTACAGTTGGTACACTTAATCAAAACACTACAGGTTCAGCAGCTACTTTAACAACTGCAAGAACTATTGGTGGTGTAAGTTTTGACGGTAGTGCTAATATTAATTTACCCGGTGTAAATGCAGCAGGTAATCAAGATACAACTGGTAACGCTGCAACAGCTACTCTAGCTACAACAACAACAGTTACAGACAGTACAGCAAATACAAATTTCCCTGTAGTTTTTCACAATGAATCAAATGGTTTATTAGATGATACAGGTGCTTTAAGATATAATCCTAGTACAGGAGAACTATTAGTTCCTAAACTTACTGTAGCAGGTACAACTACTCAAGTAGATACAGTTACTATGGAAGCTTCAAATGCTATTATATTTGAAGGAGCTACAGCAGACGCACACGAAACTACACTTAGTGTAATAGACCCAACAGCAGATAGAACAATTAGTTTACCTAATGCTACTGGTACACTTTCATTAATAACTGGAACAGAAACATTAACAAATAAAACACTAACTGCTCCTACGCTTACAGGTACAACTGTAGTAGCTTCATTAGACATCTCAGGCGATATAGACGTAGACGGAACTACTAACCTAGATGTGGTTGATATAGATGGTGCTAGTAATTTTGGAGCAGATGCTACTTTTCTTGATGGAATAAAGGCTAATTTTGGTTCTGGGTCAGATTTGCAAATTTCACATACAGGTTCTAATTCTTTAATAGCTGATACAGGAACTGGCGATTTAAAAATACGAGGAAATAATTTAAAACTAGAAGCATTTGCATCAGAAGATAGTT